ATCGTTGAAGCCGTAGGAATGGACTTGACAGACCTATTTCCTAACGACAACAATATCAATTACCTTAAAGAACAACATTTCAATAAACCTGTAAGGAGACCGTTTTACGCAACAGACCTGCTGAAAATAATCCAATTTGAGGCACTTATTACGTCCATAGCGGCGTTTGACGTAAGTGAGGGCAGGGAAGTATCAGCCGAGGACAGAAAACGGCTTAAAACGGCTGTATCCAGAATTAACGAAGCAGTAAGTTACATTAACTAGGGGAAACTATGACGATTGAACTAGCGCGAGAGGAAGCTGAGGAACTACTGAAGATTCTAAAGCTGATGTACACGAACCATGCCCTAACGAAAGCCCTTGCTGATCGACTAGCCGGAGAGCCGCTAATTGAGTTTCCGAAAGAACCTGAGGTAGAGGAGCCGGTTGATTCTGGATGGAAAGACTTATCTACCGCAGAGATTAAGGCTATCTGGAACCTAACGAAAAAGCCTAGCGACTTCTCGACAATGCTCTTGGCAAAGATTAAGGAAAAGAACTATGTCTGACATGGTGAACAATCCTCCTCACTACAACACAGGCGGCATTGAGGCTATTGACTATATCGAAGCGAAACGGCTTGATTTCCATCTTGGTAACGCTGTGAAATACATAAGCAGGGCAGAACACAAGGGTACATATACGCAAGACTTACAGAAAGCTATATGGTATTTAAACCGAGCCATTGAAACCAAGGGGAAGAATGATGAGCATTGAAGCAAGGGCGATAGAGCTAGATGAGGCTAGGAAAGCCCGAATCCTTAAATCCGAGACTATTGACGTTGAGAAGTACCTTCACGCTAACGATGTGACGATCCGGGTAAGGAGGGCTAGGGATTGGCTAGAGTCGGTCAAAGAGTCTTACCTGTCGGAAACAGCAGAGCGGAAAGTCGTTATGCCTTGGACTAAGACGCACGATTCCTTTGCCTATCGTGAGGGCGAGGTTACTGTTTACGCTGGTTCTAACGGTGGGGGCAAATCTTTAATCACTGGTCAAATCGCGCTGCATTTGGTCAAGCAGGGTCAGTCTGTTTGTATAGCCTCGTTTGAGATGAAGCCAGAGAGGACGTTACAGCGGATGCTCAGACAGTTCTCAGGTGAATCGCTAGATGATCCGTTGACTCACGACAGGGCAGGATTTATCACGAAGATGGTTGACCGGATGGACAAGTTTCTAGGTAGTAATATGTACCTTTACGACCAGCAGGGAACTACTTCACCAGAGAAGGTGATTGCTATGTCGAGGTACTGCGCCACAGAGTTAGGCGTTAAGCACATCATCATCGACAGCCTAATGAAGTGCGTCAAGAACGAGGATGACTTTAACGGTCAGAAGTCTTTTATCGACGAGCTAACGGCACTAGCGAGAGATCATAACGTTCACGTTCACCTAGTCCACCATATCCGCAAGCAGCAGACCGACGAAACGCAGCCAAACAAGAACGACCTGAAAGGGTCGGGAAGTATCTCGGATCAGGTGGATAACGTCTTTTTGGTGTGGCGCAACAAGAAGAAGGAAAACGCCAAGAACCGGGGTGAAGTGATAGACGAGACTCAGCCGGATACCTATCTAATGTGCGAGAAGCAGCGGAATGGCGACGGTCAAGAGTGGTACGGACTTTGGTACGACAGTCTAAGCCAGCAGTTTGTGGAAAGGATAGGGGCGAGAATTGACTTTGACAACCGAGGAAGTTTTAGAGCATAGGCACAGGTGCGAGGTGCGCCAAGTCTTAGCATGGAGAGTAGAGGACAGGGGTAAGGCGATGAGCTACCTATCTTTGGTCAGGCAGAAGCGAGGCAATCAAGCTGCGGATAGGTTAGAGAAAGATTGCCGAACTCAGTGGGAACGTGGGAACCGAGGCGAGAAGGGGGATTGGCGTGGTTTATAAACGGGTGGATTCCAATCAGGTCGAGATCGTCAAAGAGCTAAGACGCTTGGGGATGGAAGTCGAGCATCTCCATGCGGTAGGGAAAGGTTGCCCAGATATTCTCGTTGGCTACAAGGGTAAAAACGTCCTGCTGGAGATAAAACGGGATGAGAAAGCCAAGCTAACCCCAGATCAGGTGCTATGGCATCACAGTTGGAAAGGGCAGGTAACTGTTGTTAGTAACGTAATTGACGCAATAAAGGCGGTGAAAGAGGTTTGCCGGGAATAGTGTTTGCCTATAGCAATGTGTTTACCGATAGAAATAAATGTGTTTACCCAAAGCAATGTAATAGATAAGATTTAGCCATACCAACACGGTATTAACAAAGGGGAAACAAATGGAAAACCAAGTAAACAAGCAAGGCTCAGTAAAAATCGGCAGATCAGGAACAAAACTGCATCCAGCATTTATTGACCCACGATACGGTTTAGTTATCCAATGTTCTTGCCCCGGAACTCAACAAGGCAGCGCATACAAAGGAGCAAGATTCTTTGAAAACGTAGCAGCAAATTGCAATCATCGTTAATCAACCAGCCGGGGGTAACCCCGGCGTTATAGGGGAACAACATGGGAATCGTAAAAGCTAGCATTTTTCAAGAGACTAACGGCTACGGCAAAACTTTCTTTATCGGTGAGTGCGAGGCATTGCCAATTCGCACCAACATTGCCGAGCTACAGGGCGAGTTAGTTGAGTTTCTTGGCGATACGCGACAGGAAGTTATTGAGCAAATCATCTCAGCCTTAAAGTCTCGCGGTATGTCTGGCAAGTTGCGTATTATTTAATCAACCATCCGGGGGGAAACCCCGGTTTTTAGGGGGCATTATGAAAGTTGAGGGAATAACCCAACACACAGCAATTTTCGTCGATACGATTGGCAAGAACGTCTGGATTAACGTGATGTTGTCCAACGGTAGCGCAAACCTGTCTATATCGCCTGAAAACGCTGAGAAGTTGATTGAGGCAATCCGAGTTTCCATCGGAGAGGCAAATGCAGGTTGATATATAATTAAATCGTCATTGTGCCAGCATTGACAACACTAAAGCCCTTTAGCTTTGGTTTTCAATCCCTTAAGTGGGAACGTGCTGGCACACGGAAAACCAAAACTAGAGGGTTTTTTTATGGACAATTTTGTTATCCCTGAAGGATTTTTCCCAATAAAAGGATTTGAGGATTCTTACGCCATATCAAAAAATGGCGAAATTATGAGAATTAAAAAAGCACATGGAGCAAGACAGGGAAGAATTTTAAAAAATCAATTTCATAGCAAAAGAGGTTATTTAATTATCAGATTGACAACAAAAGAAAAATCAAAGTCTTTTGATGTTCATATACTGATGGCTAATACCTTTTTAGGTCGAGTTGATAACAAATTGCAAGTTTGTCATAACAATGGAATTAAAACGGATTGCAGACTTGAAAATTTAAGACTTGATACGGTTGAATCAAATCAAATGGATAGAGTTATTCACGGCACTTCAAACAGAGGAATTAGAAATGGTCAAAACAAATATCCAACTAATTTAATTTTAGACATAAAAAATGAATTAAAAAATGGTCAGTCTGCGGTAGAAATCGCAAAAAAATTTGGTGTTTCTGCTAGTCATGTTAGAAACATAAAAAATTTACAGAGATGGGTTTGGTTATGATGGAAACAATTGATCCTCATAAAAGTATTGATTTCATCTACAAAAATTCTACGGCTTACGCTAAGGCTAAGGCTGAGGTAACGTACCTAGAGGAGTTTCGGAAAAGCAAGAAAGCAATCCTGTTCAGTCAGGCTATCGGAAATACGGTCGCTGACAGGGAAAATCAGGCTTATGCTCATCCAGAGTACCAAGCCTTACTAAAAGGGCTTCAGGCGGCTGTAGAGGCTGCTGAAGAACTTAGGTGGAAGTTAATAGCAGCACAGGCTCGGATCGATGTCTGGCGCAGTCAGGAGGCTTCTAATCGAACAATGGATAGGGTGACACAATGAACGAGATCGATGATAGCAATTTAGCACAATGTGAGTATTGCGGTTGGGTGGTAGATTGGGATGAGGTTCCGAGGGCTAGGGATATATCTGGCGAGATCGTTACCTGCTGCGAGGAGTGCAACGAGGGTGAGAGTTTCGTAAATTATCCGGCTAAAAACTTTAATGTACAGAAACAAGAAGCTACTTGAAAAGGCTAGAGACCTACCCTGTCAGCATTGCGGTAGGGAGGATGGAACAGTAGTCGCAGCCCACTCGAATCAGTTGCGAGATGGGAAAGGAAAGGGTATAAAGGCTAGTGATTTTAGGATTGCTAGCCTTTGTTTTTTATGCCATTTTGAGCTTGACCAAGGCAAGAATCTTTCCAAGCAGCAGCGGTTAGAAATGTGGGAAGAAGCTCATAGAAAGACCATTGGCTTGTTCTTTGAACGTGGTTATCTGGAGGTCGTATGAAGAAGATGTCTAAGGCTCAAAAGAAGGTCGGCAAGGTTATGGGCGAGTTCAAGGAAGGCACTCTCCATAGCGGCAAGGGTGGCAAGGTGGTCAAGTCCAAGGATCAGGCGATTGCCATTGCTCTGAGCGAGGCTGGTATGGCTAAGAAGGGCAAGAAGAAATGAAGCCCGGACTCTATGCGAATATCGCTGCTAAACGGAAACGTATCGCTGAGGGTTCTGGCGAGAAAATGCGTAAACCGGGTGCTAAAGGTGCGCCTACTGCTCAGGCGTTTAAGGAATCAGCTAAGACAGCCAAGCCGAGGAAGAAATGAAGAACGGTAAAAAGAAATCTGACAAAGAGTTGCTAAAAGAGTATCTCGACGAAGAAAAAGAAAAAAAGAAAAATGGTGTTAATGAAATAGAAATCGAGATCAAGATTCCTATGGGCAAGCATAAACGGGGTAAAAATGGGCGCAGCATGGACTAAGAAGGCTGGCAAGAACCCGAAAGGGGGATTAAATGAAAAGGGTAGAAAGTCCTACGAGGCTGCAAATCCCGGCTCTGATCTTAAGCCTCCTGTTAAATCTGGCGATAATCCTCGTCGTGCTTCATTTCTAGCCCGGATGGGTAATATGCCGGGGGCAGAACGTAAGCCTAACGGTGAGCCTACTCGATTGCTCCTGAGTCTAAAGGCATGGGGAGCCAGTTCTAAGGCTGATGCAAAGTCTAAAGCAGCCGCTATATCCGCAAGAAACAAGAAAAAATGAGATACAGCTACGGGCTGGAAAACATTACTGTCCGGCATTGGGGCGAAAAGGCTGACGTTTTAATCGGGGCTTTTTGCTCAATTGGCGATAACGTCGAGATATTTCTAGGTGGGAATCATCGGACGGATTGGGTGACAACCTACCCTTTCGGGCATATCAATGAGGAAATATTCCCTTGGCATGGTGACGGACATCCAGCGACTAAGGGTGATGTAATCATCGGGAATGATGTCTGGATCGGCTCAGGCTGCACGATTATGTCCGGGGTGACGATAGGCGATGGTGCTGTTTTAGCGGCTAAGTCTGTGGTGACTAAGGATGTTCCTGCTTATGCTGTAGTCGGTGGAAACCCTGCTCAACTCCTAAAGTACCGTTTTAGTTGGGATCAGATAAAGAAGCTGCAAGAAAATCCTTGGTGGGAGCTTCCAGAAGCCCGTATAAACGAGTTAATTCCGTTATTGTGTTCAGACAAGGTAGAGGACTTAATTGCAGCCCTTAACGCTTAATTTAGGCTCCGGCAAGGATTGGCGGGATGACTGCCTAAACGCTGACATTCAGGCTAGGGTTAAGCCGGATTGGGAGGTGGACATTTCTAGGGTGAATTTCGGAGAGGTAATAGCGACTCGGTTTGGTGAAATACAGATCAAGCCTTATATGTTTGACAAGATTATTGCTAACGATGTCTTGGAGCATATCCCGGACTTAGTGGCGGCGATGACGAATTGCAAGAATCTGCTAAAACCGGGAGGCGAGTTCCATATTCATGTGCCTTACGAGCTAAGTCTAGGTGCTTGGCAAGACCCGACCCATGTAAGGGCGTTTAACGAGAATAGCTGGCTGTACTACACTGATTGGCACTGGTACTTAGGATGGGAAGATCGGTTTCACTTGAAGCAGATGGCGTTTAACCTGTCTGAGTACGGTAATGAGTTAGCAGAAAAGAAATTAACTGACGCAGAAATACTAAGAACTCCGAGGGCTGTAGATTCGATGAGTGTTATTTTATGCAAGCAATCGTAATCTGTACGGTAAACAACCCCGGCATAACGGTGCTGTTAGAGTCTATTCGTTGCTATGGTGACAAGTTGCCCGTTTACTTATGTAGTAATAATCTGGGATTATGGGCAAGAGCAAGAGAAATCACAGAAAACCTTATCTACCGACCCAATCCTGCTACCAATTTCGGAGATGCTTATAACGCAGCCATCGACTATGCCTTCGAGCATGGAAAGTTTGACTCATTGATTTTAGCTAACGATGATGTGGTTCTTAATCCAAATACGCTATCGTTAATGAGAGAAGACACTGAGGTTTTGAGAGAAAGAGGCTTCAAAGTCGGGTTTTTAGGGGCTAGGAGCGACTATGTATTGCCGGATCAGAACATACGGTTCCCGATAGAGGGGGATAGACGAAGCTCGTTAGCGTGGGAAAGTGAGCAGCAGATTAAGGTTGCCCCGGTCATTGCGCCTATCTGGGCAAGCATTAGCCGGGAAGCATGGGAAGTCGCCAAGTTCCCATCAACTAATTGGTATTCAGATAATATAATATGTCATGACTTAAACGTGGCGGGTTATCAGCATTTCGTCAGTAGGGCTTATGTGCATCACGCAGGGAGCCAGACGATAGG